TCAGACGATCCGATACACCCATAACTGCCTCCAAAAGACAGTCTTGAATCTGATTTGCTCACTCTTGGAAAGCCCAAGAGTCCACACGGCCTAGAGCGTGGCCCAATACCCAAGGATCGTCGCGGTAAACGCCGCCGGGGCGATCTGCCCGGTGTGGCTGTGCGCGGCCATCAGGTCCAAGCCTTCGACAACCAGCGCCATGTTGTCATCGATGTTGATGTCGATCATACCGGAGATAGACGCCAGCATGGCGCGGACGTAGACCATGTCGTCGCTCGCGTCGTTCGCGTAAGCCGCGAATTCCGCGTTCGTCATCTGCGAAACGGCCTTGACGATTGCGAGGTATCGGGTCGGCGTGACGATCTTGCAAGTGACTGGCTCGACCGGCACCTCGAAAGCGTCGTAAGCGGTCTGGTCGTTGATAACCCATGCGCCGTCAACGATGCCCATCACGCCGCCGTCAACCCATTTGGCCGGGGCGTCGATAGTGACGACTTCGTGGGTAGGAAGCCGCATATCGCCGATCACGAACGGCGTTGATACACCGTTCTCGGTTAGCGTCACGACTTCGTTGTCTGGGAATAGGTAGAACGCCCGCCCTGTTGCGACTTCGATTATGGCTTTCATCTTAGCCTACCCTTCCCTGATCCCACCATGGAACCAGTGTTTTGTTTGGCAAAAGCTGCATTTCTGTCTGGGAGATAGCCCGCCCAATGTATGCGTAATACCTCCCGTGGACCGTGGTTGAGTCGTTCACGGTGATGCCGAATTCCGATGATGTGAAATCCGTGGTGAACGATCCGTCTTTTGCCAAGTAATATTCCGTACCTGCATTGAGGCCGCTAAGTCCCGTCGCTATGGAACCCGGCAGTAGTACGTTGACTGTTTCACCGTCCGCCACGGTAGCGCTCGCGATCCCAACATAGGCATGTGCGTTAGACAGCGAACACTGCATCTGGACAACCGCGCTCTTGAGCTTGCTGGTGTCGGAAGCATCGGAAAAAACAATCAACGCTTTCCCCGGATCACCGGTCCTTGTCACGTCGCAGTAGTATGCATTACCACTATGAAAGTTGATTTCCTGCGTGGCGGGCCAGATCGGATTGTATGGCTGGGTCGTATAAACCATGATGGCGTTGGAGAAGACCGACCGGGATTTACCCGGTGCCCAATACCAAAGCCCATTTGTCCCGGACGTTTCATCGGCCATGAACATAAGGCCGGTGGCGGGGTCCACGTCCATAGGAGCTTTATCGTTGACTTTTATTGTCGGTCCACTGGCTATGTTCCCTCTAACAATTTTGGTTTGACTTACCACGTCCCAAAAAGCAACAGCCGAGCTTTTACCAGATGCCGCACATACCGCGCCGGTTGCGGGGTTATACCGCAGACGAGGGTGTGAGGACGTGTCGGCCGCGTCTCCTACGTAGTTGAAAGGCGTCGTGCTTGCTGTGAATGTATCCCCGGACAGGGTCGCGGTGTAAGTCCGCACATAGGGCGTGGTGGACTCATACACGCTAAAAACCAGCAGGTCTTTTTCTGGCACGTATGCCAGTCCAGCACCGGGGAAGCCCGACGCAACAAGAACCTGTTCGGTCCCGAGGGTGACTGTGGTTCCCGAGATCGTACCGGCCCTCGCGGTCGGGTAGTTCGCCGCGTTCGTATAGAGGTATACAATACGCCCTTCACCGGAATGATGGCACACGTCGAAGTGAATGGAGTACCCGGTATAGACGAGAGTTTTCGCACCTACGGTCAGCGTTGTGCCCGAGATTGAACAGACGTTCGTGTAAAGAAAACTTCCATCCTTGTAGAACAGAATGATCTTCTGGTTCGTGCTGTCGTAGCAGCCCATTATGTCTGTCGCGGCGTTGGCCCCGATAACCTGTGGAGAACCCCAAGTCATAGTCGTGCCGGAAAGAGTTCCGACCCAAGCAGTCAGGTTTCCGCCGACTACAGAACACGCCAGATATGTGTCGCTGGAGGGGTCATAGAAGACTGAAACATGGGCTGAAAAGCTTCCGGCATCTATCGTCTGTGGTGCCCCTGCCGCCGCCACATAGCTGTCCATCAAAATTTTCGAAACGGTCCCGTCTGTATTTGCGGCCACGGTATCGCCTAGAGTGATCGCTCCGGAGGCGATGCGGTCGATAGACGTAGTAAAACCGCCGCCACCGCCGCCACCGCCAAACAGATCAGCAATATCAACCATTGGGGAAACTCCTGCGTGTCACGAGCCAGACGCCCGCGTGGTGTTCGAATTCGGCTGCGACGTTCGGCTGACTAATCGTCACCGACGTTTCGCCCATGATCGTTGTGGCCGCGCTCGCGTCGTTAGGGATCACGCTAACCGTGAAGCCGGTCGGGTAGACCGTGAACGTCTCGCCGTCCGCCGGGTCTTCGACCGTCTTGATGTTGAAAGCGCCGCCTGTGCAATCCGCGAGGATGCGCTGCCCCGGTATAGCCGTGTGCGCCGCTGTGACGGCGACCACGGGCCGAAGCGCCGCATAATTGACCGCGTCGAGGTCGGTCCGCAGCGTTGTGATCTCGGTCTTTTCAGCCGGGGTCACAAACACCTGCGTTCCGCTCTCCGCGACGTTCGCCGCAGGAATGCCGCCCGCCAACAAGAGGTCGATCTGATCTTGAGCGGCGGCAAGGTCGGCGTTCAACTCTGCAATCGCCGCATTCAAATCGATCACAAGCTGGTCAAGCGTTGCCTGCGTGTCCGCAATCAGCGGGTTGATTGCATCGTTCAGGCGCGTGATGCCGAAGCTTTGCAGTTCGGCTTGGATCGTTGCGATGCCGCTGCCGATATCCTCCAGCACGGCAAACCGTGCGTGAAGATCAGCCCCGAAAGCGTTGAATGCTGTACGATTCAGGATAGGCCGTGCAGGCGCCGGCTCAAGCTGGTAGCCGTTAGAGCTTAGTGGCGGTTCGGATGGCATCAGCACCCTCCTGTTCGACAATTCGGTTCAGGACAGCCCCACGCGCTTTGATCTTGTCGCGAGGGAGGTAGCGGAAGAAGCCAAGCTGCAACGGACGCGACACTTGAAGTTCGTACTCAAGGTCGGGGTCGTATGCTGGGGCGGTTTCTGGTGCTTTAGCCATGGTCTGTTCCTCAGATCGCGTTCAACTGAACATCCTGGCCGAAGGGCACATTGATGTTCGAGTTCGTGGTTGCCTCGATGCGAACGCGGGCTGACGGCGTTGCCGCAGGCAAGGTGAAGTTTGCAATGAACATTGTCCTGCTTGGCTTGCTCGGGTCGACTGACTCCACAATCGTGTCCGCGGTGATGATGTCATCGTTTGCCATCATCAGCTTCGGAACGCAGGTGTGGGCTGCGTCGGAATAGTTGTCCATCTGCAGGACAACCTGCGCTGCCTCAGTGGTAAAGCCGAATGTCTGCAGCTGGCTGATCGCGACCATGTCGAGACGCATCCGGCCGGAGACGGCGCGAGAGTACGTGTCGAGATAGATCATCGGGGCCACGTCGGGCGTTCCGATCATAACCGCGCGATACTGAACCAGCGGCGGGAGGTTGGCGAGGGGGTTGTCTTCCCGCTCATCGACCAGGATCCATTCGGTTTCACCCTGGGCTTTGATCTCCCAGACAAGCTGGGTCGCCGCAGGCTGCCAGCTTTTGTAGAGCAATTCGAACTCAGTCATCCCGCCGTCGAGCGTCAGGCTTTCAAACTGCATAACCACCCGGTTGCTGCGGAACTTGGCGGCATTGACTCGGAACGTGAAGTCTTCCGTGGTCGAGCCCTGCGCCCAGATGCCATCTGAACAGATGAACAATGAGCCGCCAGTGTAGGCGTTGCCCGAGTTGGTCATAAGCTGATGGTTGCCCGATGTGGTGACAAACCATCCATACCGCTCGCCCTGGTCAAGCAGCGTAGGCCGGAAGGAGAACTTATTCCAACCAACCGCGAGACTCCCCACAGGGACAGTGACGTGAGCCAGAACCGACTTGAAGTCAGGCGTTCCTGACGGGGTCACTTTGCAGAGCGACATGGTGACGTCACCGGTGGCGCCGACCTTCGTGAAGTTGATGTCGATCGAGGTGACGACCATGACCTGCGAGGACAGGAACGTCTGGCCGTGCGTAGCGCCGGACAGGCCGAAATAGTCCGTGTTGAAGGTCGTGTATGTCGAGTAGTAGGTTTCGTAGGAAACCCTCTGCACGTTGTACCCGGAGTGGCCCGACTGCGCGGTTGCGGTCTGGTTCCACGCCGATCCGTCAAGACCGAGGCTGACGAAACTTTCGCCGTTGGCTTGGAACGTCTCGCCATACCGTGCGGAGCCGACATTGCCCCAGCCCGCCGTGTTCTCGCACACATTGATCGTCTCGCCGTAGCGGAGGCGGGTGTGTGCGACGGTGTGCTGAACAGCGGTGACGACGGTGTGGACCGTGTTGGCGATATCCTTCTTGCCGGTGCCCGTCTCAGAGGTGATGCGGACCACCTCGTCATAGGCTGGCATGATCAGCTTGTCGTCCCAGACAGAAATGTCAGCAGCATCGTAGTCCAGTAACCGCATGGTCTGGTCGAACTGCGAGACATACTGGAAGCGGATGCCTTCGGTAATCCTGAAGTAGCCGCCCTTCGTGAAATCCCAGAAGTCCTTGGTCAGCGCCTGATCGAAGAAATAGTTCCGAGCCTCAGCCGGCAGGTTCAGCTGCTGGTTATGGCGGGAGATGTCGCGGATCATCTGCGAGACAAGGCGCGGGTCCGGTATGTTCTTGATCTTCGATGCAACAGACGCGAGGTCTGTGCGGAGCGATGCAGTTTCCTCGAACAGCTGATCGGTCCGGATCTCGAGAGATGTCACACGGCCTTCGACTTCGAACAGCGTCTTTGCCCGCCAGCCTTCACCGGGAATGATCTCCTGGATACCAGCCGTGGTGACCTTGACGAATGCGAGGCAAGCGTCGGTCTCCGCAATCGTCGGCTTCAGAGCCGGCGCAGGAGAGCCAACGCCCTGCTGGATCACGTAGGTCACCTGCCGAGCTTCGACCACCGGCGTCGACACCACTACCGGGAGGCTGACTTCGGGATCTTCACTGGTCTCGAATGCGCGGTTCTCGTTGAGTTCATTGACCTCGCCACGAGCAATAATTGCCACATATTTCTCGTCGCTTTCAGCGAGCGGGAAATAGAGCGTCAGGTTAAGGTCGGTTTCGTCGTCGGCTTGGTAGATCGTCTCGCCATCCAGATAGATGCCAGGCGATACCGTGACCACCTGTGCTGACTTCTGGCTGATCGTGAACGCAGACCAGTGTGCCGGGTAGCCGATGGCCGCACCTACAACGCTATCCAGCGCATCGCGCGGGTAGACGGCCAAGCGGTCATAATCCGCCTGATCAAGATACTCGCTGTCAGCAATTACTGTCCGCTTGCTCATAGTCTAATCCTGTCCTTGTAACTGCCGAGAACGTAGTCGGTGTCGAGATCGATCGCGTCCGGATCATCCATCGTGATCGGCAGTCGATGGGCGAAATTGACGCTGTATTCGGTATCTGCCGCCTTGCTGAGCGACAGAGCGATCTTGGTCCGCTTGATGACGGTGGTATCGATCGGCTTTAGGTGTGCCCGCCCTACCGCAGTGCGCAGAGCGCACACCGCGTTCTTCCGCGCGAACAGAGTGACCTTGATTAGAAACCGGGCCACGAACTCCGGGTGATTGATCGGGGTAAGCCGAACAGCGATCCGACCAACTGGGAATCGTTGCGGATAGCTGACCTTGTGGATGATCTCAGCATCCACATAGTCCAGGAACCGCTGCGCGGCCGCGCGTGTGCCTACCAGTTTGGCCAGAGCCGGCGCATCGGCGATCATGTCGCGCTTGCGAGCCTCGGTCCAATCGGAGAACCAGAGATCGACGCTCTCATGGGCGGCCAGCCATGGCAGCATGTCGACACGGGTTTCGGCCGGGTCGAGCAGAACCTCGAATGGCACCGATAGTTCGTCGGAGATTGCGTCCGTGAGTGCCTTTTCAAACGTCTCCGAATTGGATGGCAGAATATCGCCGACGGCACTCATGTTCGCACCTCAGCAACGATAGTGCTCCCGGTCATAACCGGGATCGAATACGGATCCGGGGAGATCACCACCGGTGCGTTGTCTCTCACCTTGAGGACAGACAGACCATAGGCCGCACCAGACAGAAGGCCCGCCGGGACTTCCCCACCGATGTAAGTCCGGTCATCTGCAACCGCGCGGACACGGGCTACACCCTCCAGCCTGACGATTTCGGGATCCGGGCCCTTTGGAACCTCGAGCACAAGGTAGGCATGGTATGTCACCCGGGTTGCCGCCAACACAGAAACCGAAGTCGTCTCCGGCTGTACGTCATCAGCAGTTACTGCCGCGCGCACAAGGGCGAGGTTCTCGTCAGATGGGACATCCCCATTGGGGCCAACCACAACGATGTCGACATCACCACGGCGACCATGGATCCTGCGACCAATGACCTCGATGTCACCAGCTCCAGGCCATGCTGTAAATGCTGCGAACAGATACCCGTCGCGCGACCCAGCTGCGGCCCGGTTAAACGACAGCAAGTATCTCTCGAGTAGTCTGGCATCCGACTCCATGACGGCAGGCGTATCGCCAACAGACGCGGTGATTACCAGGCGCTGGATGCCCTGCCGAAGAACCAGGTTGTCGAGGTTTGTGCCAGTCGATAGTGGCGCCAGCAGCGCCTTGATTGCGTCGTTTACCCGTTGCCGATCGAGCAGCCGAAGGAAAGACCACGCCTGGCCAACGATGATCGCCGGATCCGACTCCAGCATTGAAACATCATATTCCGGCAGCGTGTCGTCGATCAGACGAGCTGACGCCCAGAATGTCTGGAAACGCTCTTTGAACGCGGTCAGAAGCTCTTCGTAGGACAGTGCCTCAATGGCCGTCGGAACCGCGACGCGGCTCAAATCAATGACAGTCGTCATGACACCACCCTCAATCCGCCAGCCCTGAAATTCAGGCCAAAACTCAAGACACGTTCAACCGTGAAATCACCCAGATGGCCACGGGGTCGGTAGTCAACTTCAAACCGCATGCCGACCGTGCCGGCGCGTATCTGCTCAACAGATCCCTGCGGCAAGATCCGCCTGACCTTGAATCGCGGCTCCCAGATATCGATCGCGGTTCCGACAAGCTGCTGAAACAGCGCGAATAGCGGTGGTGTGACGGCCCGGCCCAGGATCTCGGCAACACCGCCACCGAACTGGCGCCGCATCACGCGGCTTCCAATGCGCGTCGACAGAACCACCTCGACCGACTGCAGTGCATGGTCATAATTGCTGATGATCTTGCCGGTGCGACGATCAATCCCGGCCATGTCGATCAGGCCTCATCCGCCTCGTCACCCTGATCGGTATCAACCTGCTGGTCGACATCAGAGTGGGATTTTGCCTTGCGGCTGGCTGGCTTTGAAACAGCCACCTGTTTCTTCAGTGCAATCCGGTCGAGCGATAGGTCGAACAAAGCCTCACGCTCTGTGAGATCAATTTCCCGGCTTGAGGGAACAGCTTTGCCGTTGATGGTCGAGATTCCCTCGGCCACCACATATGTGTGCTTTTGCATGACTTCTCCTGGTTTCTAGTCCGGAACACCGGTGAGAGATGGGCCGGGCTCAACATCTCTATGCTTATGGTCGTGGCCAACATTCTTGCCGTGGGCCTTCAGGTGGCCTTCATTGAAATCGGCATTGCCCTCAACAACAAAGTCTCCAACGATCTTCAGAACCCCGTTCGCGATAGACACCCGCACGCCGGCGTCCTCAAAAACGTTGGCGTCCATATCGTCATTCGGGCTTTGCCGAAGACCAGAATAGCCGGCGCGGAAAATAGCAGCCTGGCGCATATCACCCGAAGGGTTGATCACCCCTATGATGTCACCCTTCTTGAGCGGCACTGATGATTTTCCGCTTTCCGGATGCGGCAACCATGGCGACAGGAACGGCTTCCCGTTTCTTTCTCCCCATTTGGCCCGATACCCCTTCTCTGCGTCGATCACCTCAACCGGACCGACCTTCAGCGCATTGCCAAATGCCGACCGCAACATCGCAATATCCGCGCTCATCGAAACCAGATTGTCAGTAAGGTTCACGGCTCTATAACCTCGATCGGCTCACCGTCATTTACCACCAGCACGCCGCTGGTCATCTCCGGTGTCTCACCATCCTCTTCACCTTCGATAGGTCCCAGGCCCATCGCAAGAAGATCGCCCGACGTCATCCCGTTGCGGCGCCGCAACGCGACCCAATCGGCATCAGAAGGCCCGAGCAGAGCAGCCATCATCTCTCCGATTTTTCTGTCTGTAGGGCTTCCGGATGCGGCCAGCCATTCAAACAATTCCGGGAATGGTTCAGGTATTGGCTCACCCTTCTCCGGCTCATTCATCAATGAAACCGTAATCCGCAACTGATGCGCGGCGAGCCGGGCTCCACCCCGATCATTCGATGTGCGCGCCAGCTCAACCTTGTGAAACCCACCAGAGGCTATGCTGCGCCAGATCTCGGCGGGCTGATTGGCTGGGTCGCTCAAGGCGTCGGCAATTTGCCGCCCGATCAAATCCAGCGTGAACTCCATTGCGCGGTCAGTCGCAACCAGCCCCGCGACAATATGTTTTTCAAACGTCTCCGGGTCTGTTTCAACCATCCCGGCAGAAATGCCCCACTCGACAACAATTTCGGTCAAACCTGTTTCACTGAAAGAGCGGAGATCAGGCTTTTCAATTTTTGACGCATCTGTGAAAACTGAAATGAACGGCCGCTTCTCCCCATCGCCAATATTCAGATCTCCATTAGCATCAACCTGTATGCCCCCGATCAGGCTGTCATAAACATGCGTACCAGCTTCAGTGACATCCCGAAGCGCGCCGACAATGGCCAAACGCGCGGCAACTCGCACCAGGCTCATGCTTCCCCCAAATCGATCACCAGCCGCGTGTGCCCGCGATCATCAATATCCAGAATTTCAAAAATTGGCTGGCCTGGGCGATCGAGCGCCTGGATTTTATCGCCCCGTTTGCAGACGAGAGCAGTATTAGCCGCACGATCGATATGAAGCTGCGCACGACCTGCAACAATACGCGACACCCAGTCCCGCCCCATTCCACCGTTGAGGCTCGTATTCTTAGCCCCACCAGTTCTGAGAACTGCTTTGAACTCGATTTTCACACGGGATGGATCAGCATACTCATCTGACATAGGTGCCAGCAATATGGATTCCGCCATGACAGCATCAACAGCGCGAGCACTGCGCTCACGAATAGCCTGATAATTCGCTGTCATGGCAGATCCATTTCAGTCAATAACCGTGATCAGATGAGACCGGTTAGGTGGTTGTATTCACCTGGACAACGCATTCCGGCTGCTTGTTGATTGCAATCCGGTTGGTCTGGGAGAGCATTTCAACGCCCTGGCCATGCTTCAACATTTCGGTTGAAATATAGATCGTGTCCGCATCCGGTGCTTCATTGACCATATCCATGTGGAGCACAGGAGCCTCAAAGGTCCGCATCATTGATTGCGTCCCGGTCGGGTATGCTGTGCCGGAATTGTCGGCCACATTCTTCTCAGTCGTGATCGTTCCGTTTGAAGCACGAAGCGGCAGGCTGCCCTTGTACTCCCGGAAGATGATGCCGCCGAATTCGAACACCCGGCCCCAGTTGCCCGCTGTGTTGGTCCGCGTGAGCTGCCGGTGCTCGGCGCTGTTCTGAGCGTTAAGCCAGAACTTTTCGACATTTGGATGACTGATAAGCTTGCCGAAGAATTTGGTGTCGACAATCGATTCAACACCAGTCGTGGTTTCGCCTAGCAGATTGCTCTGAATATGATCAACCACCTCTTCACATTTGGCGCGAACATCGGTGGTTTCAGTGCCAAACACGAAGTCGACTTCCTTTTTGACGATACCAAAGAGCGAATAGAGATCATAAAGCGTGCGCCCCTTGCCGTCTTTGATCAGGCCCTTGAGCATGCCGAGACGGATGTATTCGAGCGTGATTGAATGATTCTTGCGGATCAGATCGAGTTTCCGGAACGTCTCGCGATCGAGAGAGCGGGCGTCAACCACGCCATTCATCACCTGCAGCAAGCCGTCGAGATCACCCACCGCGAT